GAGTAACAATAATATCTTTTTCAGGCACTAACATTCTTAAGGCAGTTTCATGAGAAAACTCTACATCAGCATCTACACATAACATATAATCATACTCAGACGCCATGAATCCTGCGGTTAATAAATTTCTCGCATGAGTCACTAGAGAAGATTTAACCGACTTAAATATACACTCAACCCCAGACTTAGCTAATACCGCGTACGTGTTGAGGATGGAAACACATGTTTCAACCTTCATCATATCATAACAAGGCATAGCTATAAATACTTTAGGCTTTTTCAAATTGTTTTTTAAACTCCTTTATATCAAATGTGACTTGTTCTTTCTCATCGAATTGTAATTCGTGATACATATCTAATCTCTTCAACCATTTATGTTTCCAAGACCTTAAATCAGCGTCTTGAAACTTGAATTCTTGGTAATATAGGTCAGGAGTACAGATCATTATAATACCCTGTCTAATTTCTGATTGATAAACATAGTCATGTGCCATACAATACGCGGCGATTTGTAAAAAATAATCCTCAATCCACTCTAATTTCTTCGGGCGATTTGACTGCTTAAAATCAATAATAGTATCTAAACCGTTATGATTACATACCAAGTCAGTACTGCCAGCATATAACCCAGGATAATGCAACGTGACTTCCGAGCCGTAATACTCTTCCACAGGGAGTAACCCTTCTTCAATAATTTTTTTGGCCATGGGCTTCGCCTCTTGTCCGATTGGCGTAAGATCATCGTAACCAATTCCCGATACATGAGACTCGATGAACTTGTGCATGGATGTTCCCCGCCTACTACTAAGATTTTTGATTCGTTCCGCTTCTTGTTCTCCAACTTTGGCCTTCCAGTCTTTTAAAAATTGTTGATTTTTGGTACGCCCTAATATCGTAGTAACAGATGGAAGTCTAGTACCAATGATGTCATAAATTCGATGTCCTGATTCATGATCCGTGATCTGTTTTCCTTCTATATACTTGTATTTATTACTTTTTTTCATTTCTTTTACCGTATAATTTCTGCCACGACCAGGCGTTAAGTTTACTTGACCAGTGGTATATAAATTCTAAAAATTTTTTTTTCATCTTGTCCTCGCAAACATTTCATTATAAACTTTATCTAAAGTTTCTATTATTTTATTTTTATCATTTTCTAAATAAACTGCAGCCTGTAATACTCCTTCTAAATTATCGTCCAGTTTTCCTATCCCTGTATTACAAGCTCTACACAACCATCCTCTAAAGATAGTTGATCCATGAACATGATCTAATTGAAGTTTTTTTGTTTTTTTATGACAACGTTCACAACGCTCAGGTTTGGGGGGAGCATTCTTTCTCACCGCGGAACTCTCTCTTTTACTTATGGTAACACATTGGCGGCAAATTTTCTTAAGATGCCAGGCCCCATCACCTCTTAGAACTTGGGTTGTAAATGCCATTGTGGGAAGAATTTTATGACATTCTTTACATTCCTGCATATCGGTTTCTTTTCCTACTATTTTAATCTCTCCTCTATAGTGGAAATTTTCATGGTCCTTATATTTTTGTTTTTTAACACGATATGCTTCTTTTTCCCAGTAGGGAACTGTATTTAAATTTAAATTTCTTTTTGGTCCAGCCATTATTTCCTCACCTCAATGGTCCATGGTGCGTTAGCCGTGCGCAATCCATCCTTGCTCTCGTCCCAATATCTTTTACATAAATTTCCAGTACGCGCTATAAACTCATGCTGCATTTCATGGTGTGGATTGTAAGGACGTCTTATCTTTTTACCATCCGACTTTGAAAAATATTTAATGTAGTATTTGTTTTTACGTGTCATAATCCCCGATTTTGTTTTTAACAGGTTTCCATTCATTATCACCGACTTGTTTTAAACTATTGAGAGGGACTTGAGACGATACATTCCCAGCCACAGAAATTCTTTCAACATCAGATTTAAAAGGAGCCACATAATGTTTTAACCATGCAGGAAATATAAACATATCTCCTACTTCAGGAAAATATGATTGATATGTAATGGCCTGTCTATTTCCTTCACCATATATAAAACTAATTCCACCAGGGCCAGCGCTTCTTCCTTTATATTCTTTAAATTCTTTTTTTATTTCTTCTGGTACTTTTAAATATATTACAAAAGATAAATCATCTGCATGATCATGAGGTGGATTGAATTCATTTTTTCTTTGATAATTAATCCACATAGCTCTTAATAAATAACTAGGAGGTTGTTTAAACTTTTGATTTTTCCACTGTTCAAATATCCCAGTGTACATTTTTAAAAATTCATCAACGTATGGAAGTAAAAGTTTGTAGTTCCTAAATTTAAATTCTTTTTGAATGATACCAGCTAATCTATGTTGATAATCATTTGCTGCTACGCTTGAAGCTTCACCTTCTTTTAATAATAAGTTTTGAAATTCTGGAGTAGTTTTTAACTTAACTACACAGGGTCCCCACGTTAAAACTTGATAACTAACTTTATCTGTCATTTTTTATTACTTTCAATATTGTTGTCCAAGGATTTAAGTCGTAATCTACTCTAGTGCAACTTGTTAACAGTATTATCATCACCGTCAGAGTTACTAAAATAATTATCTGAAGTCTCATAAAACTCCCCTTCTGAGTCACAATCCCAACACTGATGAATCATTTCATCAGAGTTAAAGCTTGCAACTTTAACAAATCCATTACCCTTACAGGTTGGACAAATTAGTTTTCTTACTCTACCCTTTTTTAATTTTTCCATTTAACTTTTTCGCTTTTTCATTTGCTAAACATTCTACAGTTTTACTGATTGATAACTTTGCATCTGGTAATAAAACCTTAGACAAATTAATCAATGTCTTGTATGTATCATGAGTTAACGAAACATTTCTATATTTAGTTATATCGGTCATATGTTCCTTTCATTTATTTCTGATGACTATATAGGATTGAATGGAGATTTGTCAAGATGAAATTTATATTAAGTATGATTATTTGCACGAGTGTTTATCAACAGTGCATGGCCCCTCATCAAATGCCAGGGGATTACCCCACTCATTATGAATGCATTATGGCGGGCTATGAAGAGTCTGTAAAAAAGGCTAAAGAAATAGGACCCTCAGATGTGAATAAGTATGGGACTATTATAAAATTTTATTGTCAGCAAGTTCCAGACACCAATACGTAATTGACAATGTGGCAGAATTGTGGTAAAGGCTAAGACTTCTCACCACAATAACCTATCCCTTTAATCCCTCTTGGGGTAGGTTTATTTCATTTTCTTTTGAGTAATATTACCATCATCGTCTATCCACAGTTCCCATGCGGTTTTACCGTCATAGTAATATCCATGTAATGTTTTATTTTTTTTCATTTACACATACAACCAATCCAGTTTCCACTACCATCATTCATGATATGTAAATTTAATTCAGTTACATAACCCGTTAATTTTAATCTCAATATATCACACAGTTCAAAACAATCTGTCTCAGCTGTTATTACAATTCCCTCTAACATCTTCTTTGTCACTGGAATCAGTTGATACAGTTCGTCGTTCCAAATTATTAGGTCCATTATACTTCGAATTCTTCGTCCTGTCCCAATTTTTTGCGGCTTCGTTTATTTGGTCGAGTAGTGTCACCTGTGACCCTTCCCCATTTAATAATCCTTTCAAAATTTCTAGTTTTTAGTTTTATTTTAGGACCATATGGTTTCCAGGCATTTGCCATAAGATTTAATTCTATAACTAAATTAGTCCATTGTTTAGGTGTTATATTAGTTACGTTTATATTTATTTCTCTGTCTTTCATGTCCTATATATAGGATATCTAGGGATGTTTGTCAATGCCCTTTTTTACCTTTTCCACGATATTTTCCCATTCTTTTTTCGTGTTTATTACGGTTTTTCTTGTGACGTCCAGGTCTTTTTCTAGGTTTATCGCGTTGAGGTTTAGTTATTTTACCAAAAGAGCTTTTTTTACTCATTAAATTGTCTTATATTAATTTCATCTTTGCCTGTAACGTGAGGCATATAACTAATTTTACCATTTATTTTTTGTTCAATGTCTGAGCCACATGTTATGCATCTAAAAATAGTTTTGTATATAGAAACAAATATACTTTCTTCACCACAGTACGGACAGTTTCCATTTACAACTTGTGTTGGAATATTAATCTTGTCGAATCTTGTCATTGTTTTTTTTTCTATTATATATTTTCTTATTTTTTACCACAAGTTGACGATAACGTCTATTTCTTAAAATCTTTGCAATCGGGTTCTTTTTTTGATTCACTATTTTGTTAGCAGAGTAAATATAACGTAGGCCATACCAGTAATTAAAGCCCCTACAGATACTAATAGAATACTTTCTATTCTATTAATTTGTTTTTCTAGTTTGTGCATTTTTTCGTAAGTTTGTTTCTGCATAATTCTGCATAATTTTTCGTGAGAGTCTATTCGTTGTAATGCGTTTTGTTTAGCCATGATTATTCAATAATTAATTTTTTAATTGATTTAGAGCCATCAATATTATCTTCTAATTCAGCTTTACCTTTCCAACATTTGTAGGTTACTGATTCAGAATAGGTCCTTTCAGCTTCACGTTTATGTCGAAGACAAACTCCCATCGAGTCTTGAATACGTGCCTCCTTGATCTCTCCTCCTACAAACATTAATAATCCTATAACAGCTTCAATCATTGTTGGCCTCCATTTTTATAATGGATTTCTCTATTAGCGTCTTTTAATTCTTCTATATCTTCTAAAACTTTATCCATTTGTTTTCTTAAAAATTCTATGTTGACCTTGTTTAAAGCCATATTCTCTATGTGTGCATTTATCTTCTCCGTGGTCTTGTATAAATCCTCGATCATCATAAATTGTTCGGAATCTGCCGGAAGCGAACCAAGTTGACCCCGCGGCCATTTGATTCTGAACTCTGTATTCTCAGTTAAATCTTTTGCCATTAGTTCTACTTGGGTTAAAATTTTGTTTTGAGTCTCAATGATTCCGAAGTAAGCCCACGTTCCAATGGCGACCATCGCGATCAACGAGGCTACCGTCTTCATCGGCATTTGAACAGCTGCTTCTTCAGAAATTTTAAGTGCCATTAGTTATAACTGTATCCTGTGTTGCCTTGTTCTAATTTTTCAAATAATTTTTTATGTTGGTCCATAATTTCTTCATCAGAGTCCATCATTTTATCCATTTTATCCTCCAACATTTGTACATTAAATTCTAATTGATCCACTTGATTTTCCAGAACTGCTTGAGTTGTAGATAGTTCGAAGGTACGAGATAGATTCCACCCGGCTAGGGCTAAAAGGATTCCAACCAGCATTGTCATTAATTTTTCAATCATTGACAGCTTTCACATTCTCCAGTGTCATCAACGACAACACCGTTGTTTTCATACGTTGAATCTTCAGCTTTACCTTGTTGACACTCACATTGTCCACATTGACAAATATCTCTGTATTCATCAATATGTTCTCTGCCTCCACAATGACAGTCGTGGTTGCAACGTTTGCACTTATTCATCTTTTCCCTTGGGTAAGCTACTGGCTAGCCAGTCAAAAAACTTTTTAAATGGCCAACACAGAAGTTTACCAATAAATTTTATTATTTTTTTCATAGGGCATAACCATTAGAATAATACTATTCCTACAATTAACCCGATGACAGCACCAATTAAGTAATGATTATAGTCTAACCATACTTTTTGGCATAACAGTTTGATTTTTTCCATCTTAACTCCTATTTTATTTGACCCCAACTAGGGCCTGATTCATAATCTACTTTATTTGGTACCTGCAGGTCAACTGCTGATTCCATAATTTCAATTATTTCCTCTGCCTTTTTATCAGATTCTACAGAAATATCCACTTCATCGTGAATCTGAATGTGTGGTATTATACCATTTTCATAGAGTGCTACCATACTTTTTTTAGTCATATCAGCTGCGGAGCCCTGGATAAGTTTGTTTAAAGCTTTGTAAGTAAAAGCTCTTTTTAAAGGTTCATCATATTCTTTTCTTGCTTCTTCCAAAGGTAATGGTTTGAAGATACCAAACTGTACGGGTTGCCATAAATCAAAATGACACGCTCTCCCAAGTAATGTTCTAATCTTTCCTCTATCATTTGCTTTGCGAGATACATTATCCATCAATTGTTTTACGAAAGGTGCTTTAGTATGATACTGTCTAATTAATTTCTCCGCTGATTCTTTCATCAATCCTAGTTCAGCCATCAATTTATTTTTTCCCATTCCATACATAAGACCTAAATTAATCGTCTTAGCCTGCTTCCTTTTTATGCCTGCCATATCTGCTACGACCTGGTGGAAATCCGCGTCTCCCGCCTTGTATGCGTCTACAATTTCTTGAACTCCGGCTAAATTTTGCAGTTTTGCGTAATGAACCAAAATTCTTGGTTCCTGTTGTGAGTAGTCAAACGACCCCCAGGTATGTTTTTCTTCTGGAATAAATATAGATCTAATCATAGGACCAAGTTCGGGGTGTCTTGCTGGAATCTGTTGTAGGTTTGGATTACTCATTGAGAATCTTCCTGTAACCGTTCCCCCATTATCAGATCTAATTTGATTTATGTCTGCGTGTATTCTTCCATTAACTGCGTGTTTAGTTATTGAATCAATAAATGTACTGTGTGCTTTATTTAATTCTCTCGCTTCAGCAATTGCTTGAGGTAATTCGTGTGGATGATTTTGTAAAAAGTTTTTAGTAAAACTAGGTTCTTTACTTTTTTCTGTTCTATCATATGGAAGTTTTAATTTATCAAATGCTTTTGCAATTGATCGAGCTGCCATAATTTCTACTTCAACACCAGTTAAATCTTTTATTTTTTTAATTAATTTTTTTTCTCTTTCAATTAAGTTCTTCTTAATTTCATCAGCTCTAGTAAGATTTACTCTTACTCCTTTAAATCTCATATCAATTAAACAAGGAAATAATTTTGTCTCCAGGTTAAATACATCCCATAGTTCTTGTGCGTATAATTCATTCTCTAATCTTTGCCAAAGTTTTAAGGTAGACTCCGCATCGCGCTCCGCGTACTGTCCAACAAAAAGCGCGGGCAATCTCCACAAATCTTTTTTAGCATTTAAGCCATACTCTTTAGCTGCAGCTTGTAAAATTTTTTCATCTTTACCCACACCAGTGTAATGTTTTGCTAGTATATCTAAACGATAAGATAATCTATTCTCATCAATCAATGATGCAGCAATCATTGTATCTACAATCTTACCTTTAATCTTTAGACCTGCTGATTTTAACCAGCAGATATCATACATTGCATTGTGAAATATAAAGGTAGTTTCAGTTTGGTTGAATAAGTCTTGAAGCCACGAAAATACGAGTTTTTTGTCCATATTTCCACCTGACTCGTGTTGTATAGGGAAATAGCCTGACCAGCCCTCTACGGCCACCGCAACGCCAGCAATGTGGCCTTTTCCAGTGACATTCCCCGATCCGAGCTCAATTAAATGTGGATCATTTGTCTCTAAGTCTATGGCTACTTGTTTAGCTCCACGTAAATCTTTTAGTTCTTCTGGCATAACCCACTCCGTCTCTGGAGTGAATAAAGGTATTTGTGTACTTCTCACTTGTCTCTCCTCAATATTCCCCAATAGTTAGTTTTAATTTTTTCTTCTTTAGCAGGACCAGGGTAATCCCGTTCTATCATCATCTCTATAAAGTGAATTGCTTTAAGCAAATCTTCTTTTCCTCCCTTAAAGGGATGACGACATATATATTTTATAGCGCACCCTTCCGGAAAAAGCAACTTATTCTCTACGACAAATTTACTTGGCTGAATTTTAAAATTCTGATAATGTTTTCCACCGATTTGTTTATCCCAAACACTCATAATAAATACGCTTTACCAAAGTCTCTTGGATCCAAGACGTGTAATTCACGCTTCGCTCTCGTCGCTCCAGTATAAAATAATCTATGTAATTCATCTGGATCATAACTAAAAGTTTCTAACGCAGCATTAGTTATATCTTGCATCAATAAGACTTTATCTGCTTCACCTCCCTTCGCACCGTGTATAGTTGACATTATTATACGAGGATTTTTATTTAACGTTTCACCATTCGCCCTCATATTACGAATGTAATTCTCTGTCATAGGATCTAATCCTTCGAATGCTTGATACCACACACTACTTATAATTAAGCCGTGATCTTTTTCACATTCTTTCAAAGTATATTTATCATCTGAATGTAAAGTTTTACCTTTTCTAAATCCTTCTAATACATTGGATCCTAAGTATTCATATATATTTTTTATCTCCAGGTGATTTAATTGTGCACCTTTCCTCCAAGCTTCCCAGTTATTTAAAGCTAATAATAATTTTAAAGAAATAGAATTGCGTCCCTTAAATTGATAATACCATCCTCTTAATTCACATACTTCTTTAACTGAATCTAAAAAATGATTAGCAGAAGAGAGGACTAACCAATTTCCTTCAGACATATCTACCTGCGTAATGTCAGAATATCTTTTTAAAATTCCGTGTTCTTCTCTGGGTTTATAATTTTTATCAAATCTATTTTGTACTTGACCAATTATCTTTTGTGATAGTTCGTGTATAGGTCCTCCAGGAATCCTATAAGATTGATCTAATGTTTGAATGTCATCTACT